TACCGTGCCGCCAACAGTAAGTGTTGTTCCAGAGATAGAAGATGCAGTTCCAGAAGCATTAGAAACAGAAGGATCGTTAGTTATAGGCGAACCATAAAAAGATGAATTTGAACCTGAAATACCTCTTGTCGTTCCTGAGTTTCCTTGTCCTGCGCCGCCACCACCAACAACAATAGTGTATTCATTTCCTGCTGTAACGCTTTGTGCTGATCCGTTTATAAACCCACCTGCTCCGCCACCGCCGCCTGAACCCCCACCGCCACCCGCAACTACAAGATAGTCAACGCTGGTAACACCTGTCGGGCAAGTCCACTTGCTAGTGCCTTTGAATGTAAATACAGTTTGGCTTGGTACGGTGTACTTCAGGATAACAATGCCGGAGCCGCCGCTACCGCCTGACGTAGCAGCACCACCACCGCCGCCGCCTCCGCCACCAAGGTTACTAGGAGCAGACGAACCAGAATTATTATTGCTACCTCCGGCAGCACCTCCTCCGGAACCACCACTACCGCCAGTAGTAGCTGGAGCAGCGTCACCAGCACCACCACCACCACCTCCAGCGTAAGTTACAGACGAACCTGTAATTGTTGACGTTTGTCCTGCCCCGCCATTGCCGCCACCAACACTTGTGGAACCATTTGACCCTGCCGCAGAAGCACCACCACCGCCACCTCCGCCAGCAGGAGAAGAAGGCCAAGAACCGCCGTCATATCCTTGTCTAGGTGGCCCTGCAACTCCCGTACCTCCAGCTCTTGGGCCAGGAGCATTGTATTGTCCACCGCCTCCGCTTCCACCGTTGCCAGCGTTTCCGGTGAGATAACTTCCACCCCCGCCACCTCCCGTAGCGCTTATTGTTGTGAAAGGAGACGGGCCTGCTATGGAAGATAAACCACCATTTGATCCAGCTACGTTAGTTGTGGTTGAACCTGCCCCGCCATTCCCAACGGTAATTGTGTAATCCTGTCCTGCAACAACAGCAGCCCCAGTGCCAGCAAGAAAACCACCTGCTCCACCACCTCCAGAATATTGACGGCCACCACCGCCGCCACCCGCAACAATCAAATACTCAATCTCGCCAGTAATAGGCGAAGTCCAAGTAGACGTAGCGGTAAAGGTTTGGACGACAATATAACCACCAGCTAAAGGCCAGATGCCTTGCTGTTTAGCGATCAACTGCTCCATGAGCGACCAAACACCTTTGGCCGAGCTTAGTGTTGGTATGTTTGCGGGGCCGATTATCCCGCCGTTACCTCTTGGCATGGCGACTCCTAGCTAATATCTTCGTAGCTGCAAACAATCTTCAAATCGCTTGCTGTGCCAGCCGTAGCACCTAGTGATGTATTTTCCTCAAGATAAACGTAAGCATCTTTATCAATCACCACAAGCGTTGCATCCGCCGGAACCGAAACCGTAGAAGCAATCGGCGTTGCTGTACCACCAAGCGCAGCAGCAGAGTAGTAGTTGATTGTGATTTCAGCAGCACTCGTTCCGTCTACGTTGGCTACATAAAGTGCATTAACCTTTAACACCTTACCGGATGATGCAGCATTGCTGAGAATTGACGTCGCTGAGGTTGAGCTTAAATCAACCGTCACAGTCTTACCATTTATGGTTGTCGGTGATACTAAATTCGGTGCTGCCATGTTTTATCCCCAAATCATTGCTGGCATGATCCCACCGCCACTGGACACGGGCGTAGCGCCGGGAGAAGAGTTCACAACAAGCCACTTAGCACCTGAAGGAATCGTGACCGACACACCCGATGAGATTGTCACTGGGCCGACAGATATGCCGTTATATCCAGCCGTTAGTGTGTAGTTGCTTGATATGGTCTGCTTGGATTCAAGAATTGTGGATGCGCCACCTCCGCCACCAACAGCAGTCCAAGACAGCGTTCCAGTTCCATTGGTCGTTAGCGCATACCCAGAAGACCCAGGGCCAGCAGGCCAAATATATGTGTTGTTTCCACCCGATGACGGTGGCTTAAACGTAACACTATTGCCAGCGGTTGCAGAATTTAATGTCCATCCTGCTGTATCAGCACTATCAAGTGTAAACGCGTACTTGGCAGTTATCTGCCCAATCGCTGTAACATAAGCTTCAGAACCCGACGATAGATACGCAACACCTGACGTAAAGTTTTTTAGCAACCTACCCGTCGTGCCGTCATAAAGAGCAATTCGGGAATCCGACGCCGAAGCCGGACCTACAACGTTACCGTACTGCGAAGCAGGGTAAGTAACAAAGACTTGCTTGGTGCCAGCACCAAAATTGACTAAGCTGCCTGAGTTGCTTGAAGCAAGGACCGTGGTCCGTGCCAGCGTTGTCCCGCTCGATGTGTAAGTACCTAGGCCAACCTCCCAAGTACCAGCGGTTGAATCGACAATCGTGTAAAAGGTAGTGTTCCCGTTACCAACAACGGAGAACGATTGGAACCCCGATACCGCACCAGCAAGTGTTACTGTGCCGGTGCCTGTAGTTGTCGTCGTTTCCTGTACACGATCCGCAAGGACAAGGGCCATATCATGCTGACAAGCTGAAGGTGTAGGTTACTTGCAAGGTGTCACCGTTAACAACCGAGCGGTCCCCACCAGTGAAATCAGAAGCCGAGAACAGCGTGCCCGACGTACCCGAAGCAGCACTTGCCAAGAACGCACCACCAACCGTAGCAGAACTTGTGATGCTGTACGAAGCCTTACTTGCCGAGTTCGTAACAACTGAGGGGTTTGCAGTAGTTGCAGCAGCAAACGTAGCGGCAGGGCGGCTACCCGAGTAAGGCGTAATCTCAGTCCAACCCGCATGTGAAGCTAGCGTATCTGAAGCTGCCGGGGTGTTAGAAGCACCTGCGCCATAAAGCCCAATATACCAAGCAGTGATACGTGCCGTAGCACCATCAAGCGCCGTGCCAGCCATATACTGAAGCCCAACGTTAACAACGAGGTTCTTGGATTCAGCCGTCCACTTGAGTTTGCCATCTTTGTCATAGCACTCAAACGTGAATTTACCCATAGCACGGGCACCTTCCGACGAAGCAGGACGAGCAATTAACCCGCTTGCAGTGACATCATTAGCTTTAGCTTTTTCCATCATGAAATCCTTAATACAGAGTCGGTTGCGCCCATCGGCGGAAAAGTAACTACAAGGTTAGAGGCAGTCTTGGTTATTGTCTGCCCAAAGTTTAAAACACAAACTGCACGATTACCATTCGTTGAATTGTAAATCAATGCCCCAGCGCATGTAAGAGTAACGTTTGAAAAGGTTGCGTCGTCAAACGACCAATAACCTGTGCCGTTGGCTGCAAGAGGCGTGATGTTTGTAAGTGCAATGCCACCAGCGGTGTAATTGGTTCCACTCGCCTCGTTTGATGTCGTATAGACAGTGGTATCCGCTCCGAGGGTAGCGTTAGCGGTGTAGAGCGCAAGGTAAAAAACATCCCCCGTACTCCTTGTAAAGTTGTGCAGTCCTTGGGCTACTTCTGCCTTAAAACTTGTGCACATAGTCTGAACGATTGCCATACTATCTCACCGGATACCGAACTTGCCCAGACCTGTAGGCGTCCTGACGATCCATACCATCACCAAGACGTTTAGCAAGCGTCATAGCCTCATCGTATTTTGACTGCACAGCAGCCATCATAGGTTCTTCAGCTTTAATGAAGAAATACCCCTCACGAAGCGCACCGTACAGCAGCACCGTATCAAAGTTTTCGCTAAGCCACGTCGTACCCGCCGTCACAATAGATTCTGGGTAGTAGTAATAGTGAAGCTCAACGTTGTAGCTTGCATCGGGTGTTGGCCCGAGAATAAAACTTAATTCGTTTGTAATTGTCTGGCTAACGACATAGGGACCAAAAATAGCGTAATGCCGTGGACGTCCTGTATTCCCTGACCCTGTGGGTATAGGGTAGGCTTCACGAATAAAGTTAACGTCTTTATTAAGCAGGTAGTGATACCGCCCATCCGTATCAATAACCGCCATACTATAAGGCGCAAGAAAATCATCAGGGCATGTCAGGTAAGGATTATTAGCTGACGTACTACCAGTAACGTTTTTACGTATGGATGGGAATTGTACTGAATTAAAAATGCGCTGCTCAGCCTGCTGAACAAACGTAGCGAGCTGATCGTCAGAACTCCAGACCGTGCCGGAGTCTGTCATATTTATCGTCGGGAAGTCGTTTTCGACGTACCCTCGGATCGCAGTTTTTAATTCAGCGTAATTCACGCCATCGGACCCCGACTCATAACACCTTTAGTGGCAGCACCCGCACCGCGCATCTTAATACCCGAAGTTTTTACCTCGTTGTTGACTCGTTTGGTTTTATTGCCAATCGTCATGTCAACGGTATCAACTGCACTATGATCAGGACCAGAACCAGGGTTAGCTTCAACCTTGGTCTTTTTACCCTTCATTGTGTGGGGTTCGGCATAAGTTGACGCAGGGCCAACTTCTTTACCGCCTTTTTTCATGCTGTAGCTAGCCATTACCGCATCCCCTGATTACGGGCACGAGCCATATTCCGACCCATCTTCCGCATATCCATACCCGTCGGACCACCCTTCTTGAGCTTAGTCAGTGGGGCACCTTTATGCTTGGCTTTCTCATGCTTGTGCACAGCACCGGCAATCATCTTTTTGTCTTGCGCTAAATCTTTCTTATCCATTATGGACTCCTAAGAAACGGTGACTGAATTAACAGCCCCAACTCCAATCAAATCATTTGGCGTAAGTCCTGTATCGAACCACCGCGCCCCACCAACAGGATACCAACCCCATTGTATAACTCGACTGCCACCTAATGGAACCCCATTCTCATCTTGGCTTGAATCATTATTGACAGGCTCAATTCTTAACCCATTAACACCCGATTGATAATACGAGTTGGAATCAACTCTGGGGTTACGTATAGCTTGCGGGTCATACACCGGATACATACCAAGCTGGAGCTGCGGCTGGTCGGGTTCCCAGCACTCAGGACAGACAAGAATATTAACGTTCTTAGTCTTAATAACAAGTGATTTAAGTTGTTTCAGTTTAAAGCGAAAGTTACACCTATCGCATTGTGCGATGGCATATTTACCCGCTGCAAACTGATTGGGCATTAGAAGCTCCCGGTGTTACCCAGATACATCCTACGAGGCACAAACCGAACTGCTGCTTTTTCACGATCCTCACCAGCGGCAAAATTCCACTGCTCTTCATAAGCAGCTTTAAGCATTTGAAGCCGCTCTAACCCTTCAGGAATCTTCTGCGCGATGTAATACGCCAACCCTGCTGTAATACAAGGCAGGAATCTAAACGGCATATCTTGAGTTTGAATCCCATCGCCAGCGTTCTGAACGCGGCGCATCCGCCAGTAGACTACTTGATAATAGGGCGCGGCTTCGGTACCTTGGTCAGGTACGGGCCAAACTGTGAATTGGGGGTAGGCTGTTGCAGATGGAGAATAGCTGCTGGTGGCGGGATAGGTCGCTCCAGAGTTGCGGCTGATGTAAATCTGTATCGGTCGTGCTTGAGAAAGTTTGTTTGGGATTGTGGCGTAGGTGGATACACTAATCCGGGTAAGTGTGAGGTCAGCTTGCGTAGAGGCATTACCGGCTCCCGTTCTTATAACGTGCTCAAGCAAGTCAATGGTGTCGTTCGGTAAATCGTACGTCGCAGTGCCCTGTACCAAATTCTTCGTGCCCTGCTCAATCGTCCACATATTGATGCCACGATTTGCCCACTCAATGGTTAGCAGGTTCATCGAACGACGTGCAGTACGCAAGTCGTAACCCGAGCGCATCTCCCGACCAGCCCGCTCAAAGGCTTCTTCGGCTATATCCGTAAACTCAAGATTAAAGTCGGTTGAACCGCTAGTGGTCATCTAAATCTCGCAGTCTTAGCGGCAATTTTTGCCGGTTGTTTAACAAACTGCTTACCTGCGCTTTTTCCAGCTTGTTTTGCCTTTGTCGTTGCAGCGTATTCTGAAGGTGTAAGAGACTTAATTGCCGCCTCCGGGAGGTATCGTTCGCCAGTTTTGCTAGACGGTTTACCACTTTTTGTCCGCCATTTCTGATCCCCCC